GATATGCTTCAAACGGTTTCATTCAAAATAATTTAGAACTTTTCTTGAGCATGTTGGCTTTTTGTCCTTCCACCTTTAGCCGCTCTTTAATTGGCTTGGTGAGAAGTTTAGCAACTGCTTCAGGTTCAATTCCATGCTTTTCACAAAGATCAACAATCACTTCAATGTAAGTTGTGTCTTTACGACTCTTGTACATCTCTTCAATCTGACGACAAAAATCGGCTTGTAGATTTATTATGGAACCCATTTAATCTGGTTCCTCTAGTTCTTCTTCACGAGGAACAGCATTTAATTGTTCGCCTCGTATAATCGCGTTGTTGAATTCTTCTTCACTAAACAGCAGAGTTACTTCACGATCCTTAAGCATGATATGAATAATATGCTTGCCTTCTCCCAACTTATCAAGTATGGAGTCTTTAATCTTGTTGATCTCTGCGTGTTCGTCTCTCTTAAACAGCCTGGTTAACCATTTCATTTATTTTCCTCTGTAGGTCTTGAAAATTATTGCTAGCCCAATAGTTCTTTATGGATTCGCCCAACTTGATTTTATAATCATCAGGATTCTTTTTAAATACCTGAGTGCTTCCGTCCTCTGCTGATATAAGAATAACTACCTGTGGAACTCGTACACCCATACTCTCTAACCACATATACGAGTATGCAGCGGTTTGTTCAAAGTAATTTTGAATCCAGTCTTCTTTGCGACGAGACTTTGCAGACTTGAAATCTATAACCGAGAGAACGCCTTCATATTCTCCGATGCCCGATGCAATCAAATCTACCTGCCATACGCAAACTGTCAGAACACAACTGCGTTTCTTGAGCCACAACCTTATTAATTTTATCAAGATCAGGAACCATCTGATTGAAAAGAGTTTGAGTCTTTTCGCAAGTGGTTCTGTAAGTTTCTTTGTTTAGATAGTTCTCAATCATCGTGTGCATTGCTGTTCCACGACGCATAGCCTCATCGCTGCTCTTTTTATTTTCAGGATTCTCTCGCCACTTAGCCCAAAAGTCTCGTTTTGCCCAACCTGTTACGGTTGTGACTGACGGATACCAATTGCCTGTTTTGGCGGACTGATAGAATCTTCCCATCCCATCAATTTCAGTTGACTTTAATTTCAATTCCATTTTCAATAGTCTCTCATGGTGTGTCGTGGATGGGCTTTTTTTACCTTAGAGATTACTTCTTTAAATCCATTATCAGGACGAGTAATTCCTAAACGAACAGGATCAATAACCTGAACTGAGGCATCCAACTTGATTACTTTCTTTTTGCCACATTTAGGACAAGGCTTCTTTGTCGGCTTGTTACGATTAGCAATAGTTTGCATATCATCCCAAGTGTGATCGCATGCAGTACATTTATAGTCGTATAGTGGCATATTGTATCCTTTATTTATACGGCTGTCAAACTAAAGTTTCGGTATTCTATGAGTGCAAGATCTTTCGCCTTGGCTTCAATCATTACATCATAGACCGTATCTCCTAGATCAGGAATACGCTCTTTAATAAAATCAGAATGTGCTTGTGGCTTTTTGTTTGGTGCTGATTCCGAGTAATGCACCTTGGGAACTTCGCAAAAGCCTTGCCATGTACTAAATGCCATGTCAGCGGCTTCTTGCAAAGACTCGTGATGACAGAACCGATGATGATGAATATCCAATACTAATTTCACGGTGCAATACTTTGCAACCTGTTTAAACAGATCAGTCATGCTCCACATGGAAGTCTTATCATCATTTTCTAAGGTCAATCGCTTTTTAATGCGATCAGGCAGTTTAGAAAAGTTTGCAAGAAATCTTGCTGCGGTTTCATGCTTACCTTCATACACACCGCCCATATGGATGTTAATAGCAAACTCGTCAAGGCATCCCAATAGATCACCAATCAGAGAGTGCATCTCAAGCGAAGCAATAGACTTTCTGACAATATCAATGTTGGGGCTTGCCAAACAGGTGTATGGGCCCGGATGGCATGATAAACGAATACCTGCTTCTCGGGCAATAGAGCCTGCTTCAACCAACTCAGACACAATATCAGTATGGTGTTCTCGTGATAGATCATCCAAAGAGTAACCCAAATCAGGATGATCCATAAACGGAAAAATTTCACTGCTGACACGGAACATTTTAATTCCGTTATCGCGGTTCCACTCCATGATCTTAACAAGATCCTTACTATTTTGAAGTGCTAGTTCACCTACACGATCCAAACTAAAGTTGGACATCCGCAAGGTTCTGCTTGTGGTAATCTGATCTTTCTTTTTTAAGCCTTGGTTCATCGTTAGATTTACACAGGCGTATCCGATATTGCGTATCATGTTATCTCCAATATAACACAAAAGCCTTGCCGAAGCAAGGCTAATGTGGTAAGAATCACACCCGTGATTTAGTCGTCGTCCCTATCAGGAACGGAACCGTCGTCTTCATCATCAAAGTAGAAGTTGGGATCTTCTTCTTCAATTTCATCCATTTGCTCTTCAGTATATTCAGGCTCATCGGGACTATGAGAAAACTCATGTTCTTCTTCATGTTCCTGATGCTGATCGTCATCATAATTATCATCATCAGGATCGGGACGAAACGCATTGTATTGTTCGTAAAAATCGTCAGGATTATAGATTGACATATCACTTATTCCTCTTAGTGGGCTCAAGATCATTATTCTTGATCCACCTGTGAATATATGGGTGTGTATCTTCAATGTTTTCTGGATCGTGAATTGACACAAGATACTGTGGCCCATTACGCAAATCACGCTCAATACGGATAATCATACCCGCTCGTTCCATAGAATGAACCCAAACCTTAGTACCAGTAGGCAAAATTTCTTCAATCATTTTTACAATTTCTAAAATGGTAGGCGACCACAAGCCGCCAAGTAACGCTTCATGCAACCAATATACTACAACAAAAAGTTTTGTCAAGGGTTGACAGAGAAAAAAACCATGCTATTATCGTATCGCCATGAGCAAAAAAATTGAACAACAGTATTGGGGCGATGAGCCACCTTGGGATCACCTTCCTAAGAATCCTGAAGATATCCGTGTAGCCACGCATTATTGCAGGGCTGTACAATGGTATCATAATATGGCTGATGAAACCGATTATAAAAAATGGGTGCTAGAGTGGATGAGTAAAAATAAATATTCCGCTGCAAACATTGGATTTGTAAAAAAACTGTCGGATGTAAACATTTATCCCGATGAGGTGGATGGATTGCGCTCAGGTATGATTATAGGCCCTGTGGCTCGCATGCTATCTTTAGGAGCCTCACTTCAGCCTGAGCAGATCGCCAATTTGAAAAAATGTGTAGCACATCTTATTGCAAAGGGTAAGATTACTAAGGAAGAAGCCGCTATTGCAGGCAGACCTAGTGTGCAGGATCATATACGCGAACAGGTGCGTGAACTTATTGAGGATATTGAACTGTTGTCCGACAAGATTCTATCTGGCGAAAAAATTGATTGGAAGCCTGAAGAGTATATTAAAGAACGGGCTATCAAGCCGATGCAGTCTGGAATTATTGCCGATTGGTTTGAGCGTCAAACCGAAGATATAAATCTTGTAATTAGCGGTAAGGCAGACGAACAATTAAAGGAAGGATATTCTTTCTTCAAGAAGCCGTTGCTTAGACGGTATCAGGAATGGCTTACAAGCCTCGTAGACACATTCCGTCAGGTAAAGAAGGCTGCACCGCCCATTCGTCGTGCCAAGCGTCGTAAGCCGCCTATAGAGCGCGTAAAGAAGATGCGTTGGTTGAAGGAAAATACAGAATTTAGTATCACCTCACAACATCCCTCTCGTTTAATTGGTGCAAGCAAGGCGGTTTTATTTAATGTAAAGACCCGTATTGTTACCCTTTTGGAGGCGGAAACTGTAGACGGCCTAGATGTAGATGGAACCTCTGTTCGTGGATTTGACCCAAAGAGCAGTCGTTGCAAGAAGGTTCGCAAGCCTAAAGAGTTCTTATCCGCCATTAAGGGAGATATCGGCATTCGTGCATTTAAGAATGCTTTTGAAGCCCTTAAAACTGAAGAAAAGGAAGTAAGTGGCAGAACCAACGAAGATACAATTATTCTTTGTGTGTACAAATAAGTATACTAAATATATCTGTTACCAACATAATTAAAAGGACTACCATGAGAATGCTAGTAAGTGAAGTTCTACATAAAGTAGAGCAGGCTAAAACTGAGTCTGAAAAAATAAATCTATTGCGGGTAAATTATTCTCCAGCATTGGAAGATACTTTGCGATGGGCGTATGATCCCAATATTTCATTTTTTACCAAAACCATTCCACCGTATACCCCTGATCTTTCTCCTGAAGGACTAGCGTATACTTCTCTGTATTCCGAACACAAAAGATTTTATCTATTTTTAAAAGAATATAAATTGGCAGAAGAACGAAAGTCCATTTTGCTAATTCAGATGTTAGAGGCTTTAGGAAAAACAGAATCAAAAATACTAGAAAATATTATACTAAAAAATATTCCTGAAGTAAGCAAAGACCTTGCATGCAAGGCTTATCCAAATTTTTTGAACAAACCTATAAAGATTCCTATGGAGGCATGATAGATATGGGTAAGAGTAACGATGGTACTAGCGATTGGAATGATCGGATTTCTAGAAAAAACAAAAAAGCAGAAAACCGAAAAAACAAAAAAAGAATAAACTCTCAGAACATCATGGAGCGTTGGTCTAACGACGATTCGGATGATGATCTGTATCAAAACCGAGAAAAGTTTCACAAATAATTAGATAAATGGAGATTTGAAATGGCACAAAAGAAAGTTACATTATGCATGATAGTGAAGAATGAATCTAGAGTTATTGAACGATGTCTCGCTTCGGTTCTTCCTGTTATTGATTATTGGGTTATTGTGGATACTGGTTCAACTGATGGAACCCAAGACAAGATCAAGAAGTTTTTTGATAATGTGGGAATTCCTGGTGAATTGCACGAGCGTCCTTGGAAAAACTTCGGTCACAATCGTAGCGAAGCCCTTGAACTCGCCAGAGCAACAGACAATGATTATTGTTTGATGATTGATTCGGACGAAGTTCTTGTTTATGATCCAGGCTTTGATCCCGAGAAATTCAAGGAAAGCCTCACCGCAGATCTTTATAATGTGTTTGCTTTCTACGGTAATACTCGTTATCATCGTCCACAGTTGACTAGCAACAAGTTGAAGTACTACTATCGTGGCGTTCTTCACGAATATGTGGATTGCCATGATGAAATTAAGACTCGTGACTTTGCTCGCGGATTTACCAACACACCTATTCAAGACGGTGCTCGTTCGCAAAATCCTAAGAAGTACGCAGATGATGCAGAGACTTTTGAAGAAGCCCTGAAGGGTGAGGTTGATCCTAAGGACTTCAATCGTTATCACTTCTATCTTGCTCAGTCGTATCGTGACTCACAGCAATGGGAGAAGTCGCTTGATGCATACCTGAAGCGAGCCTCTCTTGGTGGCTGGAACGAAGAAGTATTTTACAGTTTATTCCAAGTTGGTAGAATTCGTGAAATTTTGAAGCACTCAATTGATGATATTATTGCTGCATATTGGCAAGGTTATCAAGTTGCACCTTGGAGAGCAGAAAGTCTATGGGCAGCAGCGCGAGTTGCTCGTCTATCGGGACGCTTCGATCAGGCTTATAGATTTTCAAAAATAGCAGCAAAGATTAAGTATCCTGAAGGAGCATTGTTTGTGGCTCAACCAGTTTATGATTGGATGATTCTAGACGAATATGCAATTTCTGCCTATTGGACAGAAAACTATAGTGAGGCTAGATCCGCATCCATTAAACTTATGCAAGAAAATAAGTTCCCACCAGATCAAAAGGAAAGAATTGAAGCAAACCTAAAGTTTGCTACAGAAGCCATAGTAAATGGATCGGCAGTTTCTGTCTGAGTGTAAATTTAATATAACCTGACTTTATTTCTGTGCTAAATACCTCCTAGAACCAATCTCTAGAGAGGGATATGAATGCCCAGATACAACAGGTTATCTACAATTTATGTTCAGTCAGCCGCAAGTCAGGTAGGACTAAAGGATACCTTTACCCAACCAGGCCATAATTTACAGCCAGGAACTGCTGTTTTTGTCAACAGTTCGGGTAATTTGGAAGCAGGAATAGCCTCGTCTATTTCAAAATCCAACATTATTGGTATTGTGGAATCTGTAAATGGTAGTGATGTTGTTGTAGTCTATCAGGGAAATGTTGAATTTCCTGCTGGAGCAACATCTTCATATACCAAGTTTCCTTTAGTAACAGGAAATACTTATTATCTTTCAGATGCTGTAACTGGTGGAATAACTGCTGGTTATTCTACATCATCAACATCTAGTTTAATTAAACCTATACTTGTACCATATACCGGTTATAGTGGTATTGTTATAAATTCTCTACCTCTATCAACAACTCCTCTAGTAAGTTTATTCACCCCTGTTGGGTCAATTGTTCCATATGTTGGTGGTGGATCAGATTTACCAGCAGGATGGTTGGTTTGTGCGGGTGACTCTCTAGAAAAATCAGGATCATATTACAACGCGCTATATGATATAATTGGGGAAAAATATTCCATTCAAGGACTTGCTAATTCCTCCACAACAGGACAAACCGCAAGTGTTTATTTCAACTCAACGGTTTATGATGCTCCAACAGAAGGCCCCGGTTCATCTAAAAATCACTCCATTTTAAACAATGAAGTTTATAAAATGGTTTGGGGTAATAACCAAACTGTTGTTCAGGTGTATTCTGCAACAGGAACCACCAATAATGTAACCTTCAAATATTTGAGTAGTATTACTGGTAGTACATCATTCAATAACCTAACAACAGGAACACAAATCACTTTGAAGTCTCTGTTGAATGGTGAGGCAAGCGGATACACATCAAGCAAATTCTTCTTGCCTGATCTTCGTGGCAGAACAGTTGTTGGTGCAGGAACTGCATTAAGCCTATCGTCAAGAACGCCAGGAGATGTTGGTGGCGAAGAAACCCATTACCTAACAGAAAACGAATTGCCATCTCACTCCCATGCAATTCAACTACTAAACTCTACGGGAATTTCTGGCTCTGCTTCGTATCTAATCGGAGCAACAAACGGAAATGTTTCTTCGTATCTGTCTTCATACCCACAAGCACAAGCAGCATTTAGTAGTGCTACCGGAGGAGGCGACGATCACGAAAATATGCCTCCATTCGGAGTGGCAAATTGGATTATTCGTTACAAAACAAACGAAGGACAGCCTGGAATTGAAGTTGGCCCCAAGGGTGCTCGTGGAGCAACAGGCGCACAAGGCATTCAAGGATCAACTGGCCCAACAGGATCTATCGGTGTAACAGGAGCAGGATTAGGTGTAATCAACTACACTTATACTAATGTTTCTTCAATTCCTGATGGATGTTTTTCTTTTGATTATGCTTCCTCGGGAGGATATCTAAGACTTAGTGCGGTAGAGCATTCTTCTGCTGATGTTGGAGATTACATCTCAACAGTTATGACTAATAACAATACCCAAAGAGCCGGTATTGTTGTGATAAGACCTGTGGTAAATTCATCTTCTTTCTTAAGAATTTATGAACTTGCTCCTTCATATACGGTTGTAAACGGAAATGGTTTAGGTACTGTTACCACTCACTACAGATTAAATATTCAAAATATATTAGCCACACTTGGTGATCCTGTACTAGGTCAACTATACTCTGTAACCATTTTGCCTAGCGCAAACGAGGGTTCTGTTGGTGCTCAAGGAGCAACTGGCGCAACAGGTTCTCAAGGTGTTGCTGGTGTAACTGGAAGTAAGGGAGCAACCGGAGATTGCGGTTGCACTTCTGGGTACTATCAAAGTACATTCCCTACAATTTATGTTTCTCCTGCTGGAGATCCTGAGCCTGATTTAGGATCAGTAGCACCTCACAATTTTTCATCATCGCCTTATGCTCCAACATTATACTCTAGATTTATAAGTGATCTTGATGGAAATTGGGGAAGTACAAAATATTCAGAAGAAACTTATGCTTTATGGCAAATACCCGCATTAAAGAGATATTTTAATTCTGCTATATCAGTAACATCTCAACCATGTGGTGGAAATTGTAAGGGATCTAGCGGATACATTTCTTTGTGCGATACGGTTAGAGACTCCGATAGTTCAAATTATTACACGCCACCAAAAGAAACAAATATTGTTCTAACTAAAGATTCTGAAAATTCTGTATTCTCCAACACCAAAACAAATATTGTTAATGGTTGTAAGGTGAATGTTTATGCTTCTTCAGATTCATTCTTTAGTAAGATTCCTACAGGATTATCTGCGGGGCTTTTGGCTACAGCCTACGGTAGCACTGGCAGAAATAAACTAGTTGTTGATGTGTTTATGGATACTTTAAATGTTGCTGCTGGCAATTACATAGGTATTAGACCTGAATACTTTGCTTTAACTTTAACCGCATCTGCAACAGGCCCGCAATCTTTAGCAGGAATTTACAAAATAGATTCTATAAGTTCTGGTATTGCTAGAGCATACACTGATGTTCCGTTTGGTATTAGTGGATCAGGAGTATTTACGGGTTATATAACTGGCGGTGCTTCTAACGATTTGCGACAAGTTGACATCTATACAGTATCCGTAAATTTCACAGATTGTAGTGGATATTTGGTGAATTCTGGCGAATTGTCTTTAGGACTTTCAGCACAGGGCTATCCTTTCGTAATATCTTTTGAAGGAACAACCGCGTCGTCGCAAGCATCTAAAGCAGTAATAAGTACAGGATCTGGCATTGTACGAATTGGTGACAACATGGCATTTTATGGTTGGCCTGAATACGGAAGTGCTTTATACGCCACAAAAAACGGTTCTATTGAATCTACAAATAATCTATTCTCAAGATGTAAAGGCACTGCAATTCAATCTGATAGAAATGGTTCTGTAATTCTTGAAGCACCTATTATTAGTGCTAACAATATTGGTATCGTTGCTAAATCTTTCGGAACTGTGGAAATTGAAGCGAATGCAAACAATAATAAATTCACAAATATTTCTAACAATGGAACTATAGGATTTGTAAATACTGGAGAGATATTAATCCGTGATAGTTATGCTCAACTATTGACAACTGGTTATCAGGCAGGATTCTACTATGCGGGAACTTCTAAATTGGTTGTTGAGGGAGATGTTCGTTCTATAGGATTAACTGGCGGAACAGGATATTCTTCGGCTGCTGTTGGAGGTTCGGGTGGAGCATCAGGAAACAGTTCTGTGCAATCATTCTTGTCTGTAAGTTCAAATTCCTCAGGAGACTTGTATATGAAGGTTGGAAATGGAAAAATTGGACTTTCTATACCATCATCATCAAGTATAGGTTCTTATGTAATGAACCTTGGAAAAGGAAGAAAATCCTACGGCTCTAGCAATCTTGCAGGAGGCGATTCTACATTAGATACAAGTCTACCAATAACACAAACCTTATAATGAAATTTGAAAGACTACATTCTGGTGATTTTTTGATTGACGGAAGATTGATCCGAGCATCTGCTTTTATGATGCTTGAACCAAATTACTCGGAACCAATTGGTACACTATATCTAAAATACGAAAATGATGGTTCTACACCATACCGAATGATTAAAACCAAAGAAACTCAATATAAAATATTTGGTGTTTGGGACGATGGCGAAAGATACTGTAAACGAGTAAATGATTTAAATAAACTATCATCTTCTATAGAAACATCCATTAATTCCGAAGAAGCAGAAATCTCTGAAGATATAAAAACAGCAATAACTCAAAAGAAAATTTTAAGTTGTTTAGATAAAAGAAAACTAGAATATCCTGCTATAGAAGAACTGGTTGTGGCTATGTGGGAAAATCTCATAGAGAAAAAGACAAAAACCGATTCTGGTGTTAGTGAACTTCAAAAATTAAGAAAACAAATAAGGGATAAATATCCTTCGGAGAACACAAATGCCCTCAGTCAGAACGAGACAGAAATTAGTTGATTATTGCTTGCGAGCCTTAGGCTCGCCTGTAATTGAAGTGAATGTTGACGACGATCAGATTCAAGATCGCGTTGATGATGCTATTCGTTTCTTTTCCGAGTATCATTTTGACGGTGTAGAACAAGTATATTTAAAGTATCAGATTCAACCTCAAGATATTGCCAATCGTTACATCTCAATTAAAGCCGATAATCCTGGATTTCAATTAGCAGATAAAGACTTCACAAACAACGAAGATCCAACCGCTGCTGATATTCTTCTAGAAGATCTTATAACAAGTGTAACCAAGATATGGCATATTACAGGACAATCTGTAGGCATGTTTGATGTTCGCTATCAGTACGCTTTGAACGATTTGTATACCTTTGGAACTATTGACTTGGTTCAGTACGATCTAACACAGCAGTACCTATCGCTATTGCGTCAGTATCTGTCGCCAGAGAAAATGGTGAATTTTAGTCGTGTCACCAATAAACTGTATGTAAACATGGATTGGAAGTTTGTGAATCCTGGTCAATACTTTATTGTTGAAGCGTATCGTATTCTTGATCCAAGAATCTACACGGAAGTATACGAAGATCGTATGTTGAAAAAGTATCTTACTGCTCTTATTAAAAAGCAATGGGGTATCAATTTAAGTAAGTATAGTGGCATTAAACTTCCAGGCGACATCACCTTTAACGGTGATAAAATTGTATCAGAAGCAAAAACTGAAGTAGATGAAATTGAAAAAGAAATAGTAGCGAAGTACGAGTTGCCAACCGACTTTATGATGGGTTAATCTGTGGCTTTAAATCCATACTTCAATAAATTTAAGAACTTACCCGAGCAAAATCTCATAGAAGATTTAACGGTTGAGGCTATTAAAATTCACGGGATGGAGATATATTATCTTCCCCGAAAAATGGTTCATAAGGATGATTTTTTTGGAGAAGCACCCTACTCTAGATTCTCATCTTTCAAAATGATTGAAATGTATATGGATACTACAACTGCCTTTGAAGGCGGAGATACTTTCACCAAATTTGGTTTTGAAATTAGGGACAGTGTGAAATTTACAGTTTCACGAAAGCGTTTCAAGCGTGAAACTGGAATGGAAAGACCGATGGAAGGTGATTTGTTGTATTTGCCCCTGAATAAAGGATTGTTTGAAATCAAGTTTGTAGAACATGAAAATCCATTCTATCAATTAGGCAAACTGTTGTCTTTCCAATTAACATGCGAATTGTTCCAATACAGTGAGGAGAAGATGAATACCGGAGTCCCAGAAATAGATGTGGTAGAGGACATCAACGGTTAT